ATACAAATTCTGATGTTCCTACAGGTTTGAATGATTTATCTTTTGAATATTTAACTGTAGGTAACAATTTCTTTGGAAAAGTAAAACAACTACAAGTATTTAAAACAGCATTAACAGACTCAGAATTAGCAACATTAACAACAATATAAAATGAATATATATAAATTACAATACGACACAAAAGCAGAAGGAGATGCTGATTTACTTGCTAAAGGTACTTATGAAGTAGTAACTGAAGAAGGTGTTACTCAAGATGTTTACAGAAATGGTACTCAAGCAATAGTCTATATAGGGCAGATAGTAGAGATACCTGCAACATACGATCCTGATGGGAAAGAGATAACACCTCCTGTATATTATGATGGGGTATTTTACGACCTAATGACTACAGAAGAAATTGACTTCGGAATTAATGAGTTATTTCCTGTAGATTGTGTACATTCGTTCTTGGGTTATGCAAAGAATGCTGAAGGTACAGATGTAGACCCTGATGAATAATTAGAAATAAATGAATAATTAATTAAAAAAAAGTAAAATGAAAAAGTTTTTAGAAAAATACCTAATAGGTAAAATGATTAAATCAAAAAAGTTTTGGTACATGGTGAGTTCTGTAGTGGTTCCTGCCATAGTAACATACTTAGGAGTAGATGCTGAAACTGCTACTCAGTTATTTCAAGCATTGCTTGTTTTAATATTAGGTCAAGGAATTGCTGATATTAAGAAATAAAGTATTACATTTGCATTACCTTTTTGAGTGTTTTCATTATGGTAATAGTTAGTAGTTAAGAGTGAGGGGTTAATAACTTCTCACTTTTTTTTTATATATATAGTAATTTTCATTAAATTTGAATATGAAAAAATCAGGCAAAAGACTAAGACTATCATCTGATGAGGTTGAATTAATCAATGAGTCAAGAGGTGAAGATTTACATAATATCAATGGAAATACTGCTTTAGATTTACACCTACAAGATAGAGGTATAGATAAGAAAGATGTTGTTAGTGTTAAACATTGGCAGAATATGGGAGGGGATTTACGCTTTTCTATAGTAACTAAAGAACAATCTGCTATTGAACAAACAGATTTATTAGAAGATGTTAAAGCTCTTATAGATAATCATGCACCTACTTATTCAAAAATTAAAAGAGTAAAGGGAGATAATTTATTAATTATAAATCCTGCTGATATTCATATTGGTAAACTAGCAGTTGCTTCAGAAACAGGAGAAGATTATAATACAGAGATAGCTTGTGCTAGAGTATTAGAAGGCATTGAAGGTCTTATAAGCAAATCTCAAGGATTTAATGTTGATAGGGTATTGTTCTGTATTGGTAATGACATACTCCATACAGATGGCGTGCTTTCAACAACTACTAGAGGTACATATCAGGATACAGATAAAAAATGGTGGCAACATTATGAGATAGCATTAGAGCTTTATGTTAAATGTGTTGAGATTCTTAGACAAGTTGCACCTGTAGATGTTGTTCATTCAATGTCTAATCACGATTTCCAAAGTGGGTTCCATTTAGCTCACGCATTACAATCTTGGTTTAGAAAAGCTGATGATGTTTCTTTTGACATATCAGTTGCTAATCGTAAGTATTACAAGTATGGCTCTAATCTTATAGGTTTAGAACATGGAGATGGTGCTAAGATGGATTTACTTCCTATGTTAATGGCTAATGAGAAGCCAAAAGAATGGTCAGAAACAAGTCATAGATATTGGTATCTACATCACATACATCATAAAGTTAAGTATAAGTGGTTAGATGGTAAAGACTTTATAGGATGTACTGTTGAATATATGCGTAGTCCTTCCGCAGCTGATAGTTGGCACGCAGGTAAAGGATTCATTTCATCTCCTGCAGTTGAAGGATTCATTCATTCTAAAAACTCAGGTCAGATAGCAAGACTAGTTCATTACTTCTAAAATCAAACCCTTTATAAACCCTTAACTAAGGGTATTCTATACCATTAAAGATAAAGCTAAAGCTAAAGTTAAAGCTATGGTTAAAGATAAAAACTAGGTTAAACATCAACTTTTCTAATATTATTTTAAAGAAACATTGTAAATAGTTTTGTAGTTTAATAAATTAATTGTTTATTTGCACAGAAATTAACTATTAACTAAAACAAAACACAATTATGAGTATAGCCGACAGAATCTTTGAAGATGGTATGTTAGAAGATGAGAACAGCAGAACTGATTTAAACTATGGAGATAGGTTCTATAGGGGAGAAGAAGCAGAGTATTGTTACAACAAGACAGAAGATAAATTTGAAACTATTAACGAAAAAAATGAAAAAATGGGAAAGATGAAAGAAGAGTATATGCAGATGCAAGAAGAAATGCAATATAACTTACAACCAAAAGAGAGTATTAACCAAATCAATAATAAAGTGAAAAAAGTAAATGTAGAAGAAGCAACTATGGTAAAAGAAACTAAAGAGGAAACATTAAAAAGATTATTCCTAGCTAATGGATTAGTCAAAGAAGATGTTCACAAAGACCCAAGAGGTTTTGTAATTATTAAAAGGTCAGGAATAGATAAGATTGTTTCAAGACAAAACATTCAGGTAGCTTATGAGCCTGTTACAATGACTCCTGAGTGGGTAGTGCTAAGAGCTACAGCTAGTATGAGAACGGGTACAGGAGAACATGATGTTAGAAATATGATGAGTTTCGGAGAAGCTTCAGACTCTAACTTAATGGGAGGTGCTAAGAAGTTCCCTGTTGCTATGGCTGAGAAAAGAGCTATGAGTAGAGTTGTTCTAAAGATTGCAGGATTCTACGAGCAAGGAGTATTTGGTCAAGATGAAATGGCTGACTAATGGATTGGATGGATGAGGTTCTTGATGGACAACCATTGGAAGCAGAGATGTGGAAGATAGGATATATTGAGAACCTCTTACATTACACTTCAATACCTAATTGGGAGAAGAATGAAATACTTAACTCTTTAGATGTTCTTCATGATTTAGATGCAGATAAAATTATTAAGTATATAAAAGAAAATGAAGTTCACTCTGACCCAAAACATCAGTATGAAGCAATGAGAAAAAATGGAATGTTTAACGAAAAACAATATTAAAATGAATAATGATTACGATAAAGTAAGAACTTCAAGAAACGAGCTTGAAGCAATCCTCAGAATAAGAGGTATATCAAAACAAAGATTTGGAAGAATATTAAATATTAAAGGCTCAACCATTGAAAAATATTTAGATAACCCATATCACTTAAGGTACTACCAAATGCAAAGACTTGCACAGTTTTTAAATGTAGATGTAAAAGATATTATTGATATAATAGAAGTTGATTTACAAGACAATATTATTGTAGTAGAAGGGGAAGAAGGTTATAAAGGTGTAGATCAATTGATTAAAGAGAGAAAAAATGAAGCGTAATTATTCATTTGAACTAACTAAAGAAAGAGATGATAAAATCAAATCTGAGATATGCAGAAGGTATGATGTAAGTTGGATTAGCATAGAGTCAAGGAGTAGAGTAAGACTTGTGGTAGATGCTAGGAGAATGTATTGTGGAATATTAAGAAATACATTTGGAATTACATATACTCAAATAGCAAAGACACTTAACAAGAATCACGCTACAATACTTCACAATGTAAATCAACACAACAACTTTATAAAAATATTAAAATCTTATAGGTTAAACTTTGAAGAAATTGAAGCTATGCTAATAGAGGATGACAACTATTATATACATGAGATAGTAAATATAGAAAGAAAGATAGAAGAATTATATAAAAAGCTTGATGATTTGTTGGAAAAGAAAGAGCAGTATAAGAGTAAATTAATTAATAAATAAAAAGTAAAAAAATGGCAGAAAAAAATTATGTAGTAAGTAGTATTAAGAAAGTAACTACGCAGTATGGAGATTTATTTAACGCAAACTTTAAGATGGATGAGTTGCAGAAAATAGCTAAAAGAGGTTGGGTAAACATTACAATAGCAGAAAGGAGAGAGCCTTCAGATAAGGGAGCAACTCACTATGCTTATGAGAACACTTACGAACCACCAAAGGAAACAACTTCAGATAAAGTTAAACAAGAAGATGACTTACCATTTTAAATAATATAGGGGGAGGAACTAACTACTCCCCCTTATATTCTAACTATTAACTAATTAAAGAAAACACAATGGCAAAGAGAATGACCGATTCAGACAAATGGAAGAAAGGTTTTATAAGAGGACTAGCTCCTAAGTATAAACTATTTTGGCTATACATATTAGATGATTGTACTCACGCAGGGATATGGGAAACTGATTTTGAGGTAGCATCAATAAGGATAGGAAGTAAGGTAACAGAAGCAGAAGCAGTAAGAGTTATGTCAAGTCATATAGTAATCTTTGATGGAGGTAACAAATGGTTTATACCTAGCTTTATTGACTTTCAATATGTAAGCTTAAATGAAAACTCAAGAGTTCATCAATCAGTTATAAAAGCACTAGATAAATATGATGTATACAATATCAAAGGAATAGATCCTAATGATGTAGAAGGAGTTTCTTTATTAGACAAGGATGGTATAGTCATCAAGAAGCCTATTATAAAGCGATTTAAAGAACCAACAGTAGAAGAAGTACATGAATACTGCAATGAGAGAAAGAACAAGGTATGTGCTGATACTTTTATAGACTTCTATGCAAGTAAAGGTTGGATGATTGGTAAAGGAAAGATGAAGGATTGGAGGGCTTGTGTTAGGACTTGGGAGAAAAATACAGTAAAAGATAATACAGGCAGAAAACAAATAGCTAATAAAGATTATAATAAATTTTAATATGAGAACATTAGAGGAAACATTAAAGAACGCAACTCACATTCATATTAGGGATTACAAAAGATATTCCTTTGGAACTAAGGAGGAGTGTAAAGCATTATTCATTGAAGCATTTATGTTAGTGGATAAAACAATTAAAGAATACGAGCATCTACCTGAGTATGATAATGTTATAGAATGGTTATCTGATACAGATGGTAAGGGATTGTTCTTGATAGGAAACTGTGGTAGAGGTAAGTCTATAATACTTACAGGAGTTATACCATTGATATTCAATGCTAGGATTGGTAAGATACTTAAGCCAATTCCTGCTAGGAAGTTGCATACAGTTACAGAATACAAAACTCCATTCATTGTAATTGATGATATAGGTACAGAAGAAATTGTAAACAACTATGGGACTAAGATAGATGCAGTAGAAAATGCAATATTTGAGGCTGAAGATGATTTAAAATTACTATTATTGACATCTAATTTAGATGCGAGTTCTATTAAGGAGAGGTACGGAGATAGAATATATGATAGAATAAGAAGATTGTGCAAGGTAGTTTTTATGAAAGGAGATAGTTTAAGAAAATAAAATACTCAGGAAATAAATAATAATAAATACAGGGTAAGACCTAAAAGCATTTAATTTTTCAGCCCTGAGTAGTAAAGGGGGGGTGTGGTTACCTCCCCAATACAATTAACTATATGCAAGTAAATATAACAATGGTAAAAATCACAATAAAAGATGTAAAAGCATATAATTTGTCTTGTTTATTCAGCATTTTAAAAGACAAAAGAGTAAAGTCCCTCTCACTAATTATAGGCGAAATAGAATTATGAAAACAATTACATTAAATTTTAAAAATTGGAACA